CGGGACAGCTAATATAGCCATTATTAATGGTACTTATGATCAACAAGATGTAGACCCCGCTGGGCAAATATGGACTGAAATTTATCTAGATATAGATGAACAAAATCTTGGAAGCACTTACTTAAGTATTACACACACGGCCGCAGGTTATGGGAATGATGTAAACGGAGTAGCATCAGCCGATATTTCAAGCATAAATGCAGTGGCAACCGCTGATATATTTGAGGTAAATGGTGTATAATAGCTTGGATATTATGTAAAATTTTATTATATTAATAAATAGTTTTAAAAATTGTTATATGCAGAAACTTTTATTTATTGCTCCCCACTTATCAACTGGGGGGCTTCCACAATACTTAACTAAAAAAATTGAACTTATTAAAGATGAGTTTGAAATATATTTGGTAGAGTGGGTTGACTGTACTGGGGGTAGATTAGTAGTAACTAAAAATAAAATTACAGATTTAGTTGATAGTAATAAGTTTTTTACACTTGGTGAAGATAAATCCGAGCTGTTTAATATTATTAATAAAATTTCCCCTGACATTATCCATTTAGAAGAAATACCTGAGTATTTCATGGATAATGAAATTGCAAGAAAATTATACTCTACAGATAGAAAATATTTTTTAGTAGAAACCTCACATGATTCTTCTATGAATACAGACAACAAACTCTTCTTTCCAGATAAGTTTATGTTTGTGTCTAATTGGCAAGTAGAACAATATAAAAATATAGAGGTACCTAAAGTATTAGTTGAATATCCTATCGAATATCTCCCCCGTCCTGATAGAACAAAGGCCTTACAAAAATTAAAATTAGACCCAAGTAAAAAACATATTTTACATATTGGTTTATTTACATCTAGAAAAAATCAATCTGAATTTTTTGAATATGCTAAATCATTACCTGAATATGAATTTCATAGTGTAGGAAATCAAGCTGATAATTTTAAATGGTATTGGGAGCCTTTAATGCAAGACAAACCTCATAATTTAACATGGTGGGATGAACGTACTGACGTAGATAATTTCTACCAGTCAATGGATTTATTCTTATTTACATCTAGAGGGAGTGAAAATGATAAAGAAACAATGCCTTTAGTCATTCGTGAAGCTCTATCATATCAAATTCCCCAATTATTATATAACTTAGAAGTTTATCAAAATTATTTTAATGATTATAATTTAATTAATTATTTAGATTTTGATAGTTTTGAAAATAATGTTAAGAAAATCAAATCCCACTTAGGAGATTTAAATAACATAGTTGAAGAAGAAGAAGCATATGTTATTTGTACTTACCCCAACACACAAGCAATTGTAGATACTACATTAGAGTGTATTAAGTCTTTAAGAAAAAATAGTAATAGAAAAATAATAATTTCTACCCATTATGCTGTCCCTAAAGAGCTTCAAGATATGGTAGATTACGTTTTCTATGAAAAAAATAATCTTTTAACTAAACACACATTTTACTCTAGTTATACTTATACTACCAATCTTTTTGGCACCCATGTAAATTTAAAAGGAGAAGATAATGATAGATATCATGGACCGGCATGTTATACTTCATTTTATAACCCTGCAACCTTTGCTAAGGGTTTAGGAATAAATAAACTCCATTATATTAATTTTGATTATATTCTTAAAGATAAAACATATATAGATTACATTTCAGATAAATTAAATAACCATGATACATTCTTTGGTGAATTTAAGGCTCAAGAGGGAAAATGCTATTATACTTATTTCTTTAGTGCTAGACCTGAAGCAATTTTAAACCATTGTAAGTTTATAGAAACAGAAGATCAATATAACAACTTAATGCATAAGTACGGGTCTGAGTCAAACGGCATTGAAAATTTATACTATCATATATTCAAAAATAATAAAAATAATTATATTGAACCTAAAGAAAAATTTGACTCAGATGCTTTAAAATACTTTGAATTTGAAGATTATTCTATGGTGGAATATTATACAATACTCCCTACGGATGTTCCTAATAGATTTTGTCCATGGGTTACAATTTCAAATAATACTGAAAGTAAATTAATTCACTATACGGTTAAAAGAAATGGAAGTATAATTATTGATAGAAAGTTAGAAGTTAGAGGGAAATTTACATTTTGGGATATGGTTCCATATTCCTTAAAAGACAATACTCTTGTAAATTTCTACATTACTGATCTTTCTACAGGTGAATTTATTAAAGAACACACCTTTAAATTGGATAAAGAATATTTCTTAAATAAAATGCCTAACAATGGTTCTTTTAAATGGAAAGGAGATAGAAAACAATATACACCAAACATCAAACTCCTTCATTTAGTTACAGATCCTAGAGATAATAAGAAGGAACAACGTTCAATAGAAAACTTAAAATCTTTTTGTGATCATACTAATATAAAATACGATATGAGGGTTAATAAAATTTGGAAAGATTTACCCCCCTCCGACACTTGCCATAGACCCGAACATATTGACTGGAAACCTGCCCCTATAGGTAATGGTTTTGGGAAACTTACTCCGGGCCATTATGGTTGTTATTTAGCTCATAAAAATGCAATCTGTGCCAAGGATAATGGTGAATACGATTTTGTATTAATTTTTGAAGGAGATGTAATTATAGATTCTGATTTTGATGAATTGTATGATTCATTGTTTAGGTTTGATAAAATAGCACGAGATAATAGTTTAGATTTAGTAGGATTTGGTAACCCTATAAACACTTCTCCAGTTAAAGGCCCACAAATTGAAGATGTACACTGCAATGCAATCTCATTTGTTCCCGCCCAATCATATTTAATTCCTAACCAAAGCTTAAGCCATTGGAAAGAAAAATTACAAAATAAAAAATGGGAAGCTTGGGATTTGTGGATTATGAATATAGGACAAATGAAATCTGGAATAGCAAATAAAGTATACACTAAACATCTCCCAGGATTTAGTTTAGTAGACCAAATAGATAAAAATAAAAATAACGACAATCCTTTAATATTCGTAGATTAATGAAGATATGCCAAATACACCCAGGATGTGGAATACCAGTTCCACCCCCATCATGGGGAGCTATTGAGAAAATAGTATGGGAACTTACTGTAAACTTAAAAAAATTAGGACATACTGTAGATATTAAATTTTTAAATAAAATTAAACCTCTAGAATATGATGTAGTACATTGCCACGTTACTAACCTAGCATTAGAATTAGCTGAAATGGGCATTCCTTATATTTTTCAACTCCATGACCACCATGTTTACCACTTTGGCAAGGATTCACCTACTTACGCTGACACGGAAAATGCGATAAAGGGTTCAATTAAGACATTAGTTCCTGCAAGGTTTTTAGTAGATTATTTTGATAATCCTAAAGTAGAATATTTTGCCCATGGGGTAAATGTTGATGAATTTTATCCTATTATCAAAGAAAAACCAACAGACCCTAAATTGCTAATGGTAGCTAATAACGGTTTAGGGGGGGATCCTCACTTTGATAGAAAAGGTTTTACTTATGGTTTAGGTTTAGCTATGTTAAACAATTTAGAAATAACAATTGCAGGTCCTTCATCAAATAAAAACTTTATCAATGGACATTTGTGGATGTTAAATTATCCTAAGTTAAACTTGGTTTTTGATACTCCTAATAGTACATTGTTGGACCTATACCACAACCACGACATATTCATACACCCCACTATGTTAGAAGCAGGACATCCAAATTTAACAATGATAGAAGCAGCAGCTGCTGGTTTACCTATTATAGCTAATTGGGAACATGAAACAGACTTTCACGGTGCATGGAGAGCACCTCGTGATATATTTGAAATGGATAAAGGATTAAAAGATATAATAAGTAATTGGGAATTTTACCAATCCCAAGTTATTAATACTGGGAAAGAATTATCATGGTGTAATCGTTCTAAAGAAATAGTTAAAATTTATGAAACGCTCAACTAGACTAGTAAGCATTAAGAATACCCCCATGGTTATATTTGAGGGTCCCGAATGTATATCGGATGATATAGTAAAATATAATAATTTTTGGGAATTTGAAATATTTAACAAATTTAAAAAACATTTCCCAACAAAAGGTTTAATGTTAGATATTGGGGCTAATATAGGTTCCCACTGCTTACAATTCAAACACCATTTTCCAGAAATTGAAATATGGTCTTTTGAACCCTTTTATGAAAACTTTGATGTATTAAAAACTAATACTGATAGATATAATGATGTTCATTGTTTTAATGTGGGTGTCGGAAGTAATAATTCAATGGTTCATTTTGGGAATGAACAAGAAAAAAATTCAGGAGTAATAAAAATAGTACCTAAAAGCAACATTACTAATTTAGTGATAGCTCTAGATACGATAACATTCCCTAAACCCATTTCATTTATAAAAATTGACGTTGAAGGGCATGAAATATCAGCTTTTGAAGGTATGAAAGATTTACTATTAAGAGATAAACCAGTAATATGGCTTGAAGATAATAAACATACAGCTGTTCCTTATTTAGAGACATTAGGATATGAACTTATAGATAAAGAAACAAACACCCAAGACTATTTAATGATATGAAAGAAATTTTAATAAAAGAATATAATAATTTAGTTAAATCTCTAATACCCTCTTTAACTAAAAAAAACACTTTTAAATACAATTTTATTAAAGGTTGTAGATTTGAAGTATTAGGAGATAACCCAACTAAATATTCCGTAAATTTTATTAACCAAAACACAGGAGATGTAATTTACGAAAATATAATTACTAATAATATGTGGTGTAAGACTAATATTCAATATTTTATTGATTATTTAATAAAAGTTACAGACGTAGATACTAAAGAAGTTGTATTTGAACATAAGTATAACGCAGAAAATCAAAAAGTTTATATTCATTTAGCTTCAAGTGCTTTAGGTGATACCTTATCTTGGGTTCCTCAGTTAGAAGAATTTAGAACAACTCATAAATGTGAATTAGTTATATCAACCTTTCACAATGAAATGTTTGAATCTAAATACCCAGATATTAAATTTGTCTCTCCAGGTACTGAAATATTTGATTTATACGCTATGTATGAAGTAGGATGGCACTATGGGGAAGACGGTAAGGTAGACTATTCAAAAAACCCATTAAATTTTAGAAAAAATCCTTTAAGTAAAACAGCATCTGACATTTTGGGCATTAATTACAAAGAAGTAAAACCTAGACATACATTTAAAAATACAGGATCTACCATTGAGGGAGATTACGTTTGTATAGCCCCCCATGCTTCATCCCATGCTAAGTATTGGAATTATAAAGGCGGGTGGCAAAACGTTATTGATTATTTAAATAGTAAAGGTTATAAAGTAGTAATGATTACTCAGGAACCCTTAGGAGATAAATGGCATGATTCTAAATTGGGGGGAACCTTAACTAATGTTATTGATAAAACCGGGGATTTTCCATTAAGTGAAAGAGCTAATGATTTAATGAATGCTAAAGCATTTATAGGGTTAGGAAGTGGTTTAAGTTGGTTAAGTTGGGCAGTAGATTGTCCAACAATCCTAATATCAGGATTTAGTGAAGCTTATAGTGAATTTGAAGATTGTGAAAGAATATCAGCACCCTCAGATAAATGTGGAGGTTGTTTTAATTTTACAAGGTTGGATGCTGGAGATTGGGAATGGTGCCCCGAACATAAAGACAGTCCAAGACATTTTGAATGTACTAAATCTATAACATCCCAAATAGTAATTGATGCCGTAGATCGTCAATTAGAAAAATTTTCTTGATATTTATAATCAAAGATTACAATAAATAGCATTTTAAACATAATTTAAATACGTATAATAAATGACAAAATTAACACAAGAAGAAATTGATAATTTAACTAACCTAAAAAATGGTTATGCTGAATTAACAAGCGTTATTGGAAATACTGAGACTCAAATAATGACTCTCAATTTGCGAAAAGACCAATTAAAAAGTAATTTATTTCAACTCCAACAGGATGAAATACGTTTAGCTAAAGAATTAGAAGAAAAATATGGAAATGGTTCCATTTCTTTAGAAAAAGGCGAATTTCTCCCAAACGAGTAAATTTTTGAAGAAAAATCATATATTTATTATCAAAATATAACAACTACACAACATGGCAGAAACATTAATTTCCCCAGGAGTATTAGCAAGAGAGAACGATCAATCTCAAGTAACTTCTCAACCTATACAAGCAGGAGCGGCTTTAGTAGGTCCTACTGTAAAAGGTCAAGTAGGCATCCCAAAACTCATTACCACTTACAGTGAGTATCAGGCTAACTTTGGTACTACATTTGATAGTGGTTCAGATGAATACACATTCCTAACATCAATTTCAGCATACAACTACTTCCAAAATGGGGGTACTTCTTTAATTATAACTAGAGTAGCCTCAGGTTCATTTTCAGCTGCAACCTCTTCACGAATCTATAATGATCAAGAGAGTGGTGCCGTTAATGCTGGAACTAACCTATTAGGTTCATTTACTAGTGGTGGAGAAGGTGGTACTGCTGGTTCTTATACTGATGTAGCAATAACCACATCTGGTACAGGTACAGGAGTAAGCTTAGATGTTACAACTTCAACTGACAACGGAAAATTAGTAGTAACAGCTGATGATTTACTCTCAGAAATTACTACCAACCCAGTAAATGCAGGAGTTGCTTCTTATACAGGAGTTGCTTTAACAGATGGTACTGGAACAGGTGCTGTAGCTACAGTAGTAGTAACAGGAACAACTGCTCCAACTATTACAGGTATAACAGTTACATCAACTGGATCAGGATTTATAGCAACAGATGTTTTAGCAATAGCAGCTGGAGCTTTAGGAACTGGACAGTTAATAACTGCAGATGATATTTTAGCAGAGACAGCAGCAACCACAATCGGAAACGTTACAGGTCCTTTCACAATAGCACAATCTTCAACATCAGGAACAGGTACAGGAGCAACATTAACCATAACAGGTGATGGTGCAAATGCTTTATCGGCAGTAGTAGTAGCTTCAATTGGTACTGGATATGTTTTAAATGACACTATTACAATATCAGCTGCAGATTTAGTTGATGGAGGTGCAAAGTTTGTAGGTGCTGCAGGTGATTTAGTAGTAACAGTTTCAGCTGCAATGCTACAATCTTCAACAGCAGCAGCAATTACATTAGTAGCAGGTAATTTATTCGTTGAACCAACAAAAATTATAGTTCAAGATGCAGGTACCGGATATGCTGTAGGAGATACAACAACCGTAGCTTTAGCTTCTATAGGTTCACCAACAGCCGATTTAGTATTAACATTAGTAGATGCTAATATTGAAGATGCAAACGCATTTACTTTAGAATCAATTGGTCAAGGTATTATTATGAATAGTGCTGGAGCCGAAAATTCTCAAGGTGCTTTAACTAACGGAACTACAAATAACATTAGATGGGAAATTGTATCACCAGATACAGGTTCAGGTACATTTAGTGTGATTGTAAGACAGGGTAACGATACTACAAGAGCAAAATCTGTTCTTGAACAATTTAACAACGTATCCTTAGATCCAAAATCTTCAAATTATATTTCTAGAATAATTGGTGATCAAACACAAGTATTAAGAGGAGCAGGATCAACTGATGTATATTTACAAACTTCAGGTTCCTATCCAAATGCTTCAAGATATATTAGAGTAAAAGAAGTAAATTATAAAACACCAGACTATTTTGATAATAGTGGTACTGCAAAACCTCAATATACAGCTTCTATTCCAGTAGCAGGATCAGGTTCATTTGGGGATGCTGTAGGAACTATATTAACCGGAACTGGAAAGTATTACAATGAAATTGATGGTAATGATACTCAAGGATTAGTTGATGGTAACTACACAGACACATTTAACCTATTAGCTAATAAAGACGATTACAGATATAACCTTATATCAGCACCTGGTTTATACCAAGCAGATTATAGTTCAGTATTAAATACTTTAGTAGCAAATACAGAAAATAGAGGAGATAATATCGTAATTTTAGATCTAGAAGCTTATGATTCTTCAATTACAGCTGTTACAGGCACAGCTAATAGTAAAGACACATCATACGCAGCCTCATATTGGCCATGGTGTATGGTAACTGATCCAGATTCAGGACAAAGAGTTTGGGTTCCAGCATCAACCTTAATTCCAGGAGTTTATGCAGCCAATGATAGAACAGCAGAAGCATGGTTTGCTCCTGCAGGTATTAACAGAGGTGGATTAGGTGTTGTAGTTCAAGCAGAAAGAAAATTAACACAAACTAACAGAGATACATTATATCAAAATAAAGTTAACCCAATAGCTACATTCCCCGGAAGAGGAGTAGTAGTATTTGGTCAGAAAACACTACAAACCCAAGCATCAGCGCTTGATAGAGTAAATGTTAGAAGATTGTTAATTACATTAAAGAATTACATTTCACAAGTAGCTGATAATTTAGTATTTGAACAAAATACATCAGCAACAAGAAATATTTTCTTAGCACAGGTTAATCCATATTTAGAGTCGGTACAACAAAGACAGGGTTTATACGCGTTTAAAGTTGTAATGAACGAGTCAAACAATGGTCCCGATATAGTCGATAGAAATGAATTGAGAGGCGCTATATACGTTCAACCAACAAAAACAGCTGAATTCATTTACTTGGATTTCAACATACTTCCAACAGGAGCTGAATTTCCTGCATAAAAGTTAAAACGATCAATATTTATAACTGAATAAAAAAAATAAAACATAACATAAAATGGCAGTACTAGATCCAAACGAAATATTTTTCACAGCATTTGAACCAAAACAAGCAAATAGGTTTATAATGTATGTGGATGGGATTCCATCGTATATCATTAAAGGTATTAGCGGACTAGGTTTCGCACAAGATGAAATCACACTTAACCACATTAACACGTACCGTAAAGTAAAAGGTAAGTTAAGATGGAATGACATTACGATGCAATTATTCGATCCAATAACCCCATCAGGTGCTCAGGCAACTATGGAGTGGGTTCGTTTACACCACGAATCAGTAACTGGTAGAGATGGTTATAGTGATTTCTATAAGAAAGATCTTACCATCGATGTATTAGGCCCTGTAGGTGATGTAGTATCAGAATGGATTATTAAAGGAGCATTTATTAAAGATGCATCATTCGGAGATATGAATTGGGATACTGATGGTGAAGCCATGAATATTGATTTAACAATCGGAATGGATTACTGCGTGTTAAATTTCTAAGAAAAAGGAAAATTATTTTTAAGGAGAGCTTGGCTAACGTCAAGCTCTTTCTTATATTCAATATGTATACATGATAACAAAGTTATAACTAAATAAAATTTATATGAGTGAATTAAAATTCCCCACTGAACAAGTAGAACTCCCCTCAAAAGGTTTAGTCTACCCAAAAGACAATCCCTTATCTTCGGGAACAGTTGAAATGAGATACATGACAGCTAAAGAAGAAGATATTTTAACTAATCAAAACTATATTAAGGACGGAACCGTTATTGATAGGCTATTAAAAGCTTTAATTGTTACCAAAATCAATTACGATGATTTAGTTGTAGGAGATAAAAATGCAATTATGATATCTGCTAGGGTTTTAGGGTATGGTAAAGATTATACATTTAAGTATAATGATGAAGAAATAACTGTAGATCTTTCAGAATTAAATCAACGTTTTATTAATGAAGATGAATTACTTGAAAAAAATATTAACCAATTTACTTTTACCTTACCTCATTCAGAGATTCCAATTACTTTTAAACTTTTAAGTAATAAAGATGATAAAGCAATTAAGGCTGAAGTAGCAGGATTGAAAAAAATTGATAAAAAATCATCTCCAGAGCTATCAACTCGTTTAAAATATACTATTTTATCTATAAATGGTGATGATGACCGAAAAAGTATTAGAGAGTTTGTAGATAGTTATATGCTAGCTAGAGACTCCAGAGCTTTTAGAGAGCATTTAAAGGCTTTTCAACCTGATATTGATTTAAAATTTAACTTCGTGGGTACAGACGGCATTGAAAGGGAAACTACCCTTCCGATGACCGTCAGCTTTTTTTGGCCTGACAGCGACTTATAGGATTAATCTCTTTAAAACTATTCATGAAATAGTTTATTATGGTAATGGAGGTTACGATTGGAATACTGTATATAGTATGCCTATTTGGTTGCGAAGATTTACTTATCAACAAATATATGAAGCAAGAGCAGCTGAATCGGAATCAGCTAAAAAGGCTTCTAAAGGGAAGGGAACTAATATAGATTTAAATAATCCAAATCAATCCCAAATCCCAAAAGAAGCATACCGCACCAAACCCAATTCCCCAAACTATGTTACGAAGGCATCAAAGAAATGATGCCTTCTAATATTTATAATAAAATACCCAAATGGCAACTGAGGAGGAATTAAATAATCAAAGAGATCTTAATGAGGAGATACTAAAATCTGCTGAGGCTTATGGTAAATTAAAAGAATCACAGCAAGATATTTTATTCTTTACTAGAGATTATGCTGATGAAGCAAAAAAAGCCTCAAAAGAGGTATTGGGTAGTACTATAGCGGCATCACAAACAGCAAAAGCATTTAGAGATGTAGCATCAGCGGCTAAAAAAATTACAGATAACTACTCCGGGGTTCTAACCGGACAAAAACAATTCTCAGACTTACAAAAAGAATCCATAGCATTAGAAGCTTCTAAGGCTTCCCTTGCTACAGAATACGGACAGGCCTTAACAGCTATGAATGTTTCTGCTGCAGATCAAGAAAAAATACTATCCGGTGAGCTTGACATACTTGAAGAATTTACAAGTAGGGGTTATGAACGTACAAGTGCTGAAATGGTGCTGTTGGATTTATACGCACAGCAAAATCAACAATTAAATGATGAGGCTGCTAATATGGCTGAAATAGCTAAAAGAGCTAAAACTATTGATGATGCTATGCGCCCCTTAGGGGAATCCGCTCTATCCCTACAAGACATGGGTAATGGGCTATCAAAAGGTTTAAGCCAAGCAGGGTTAGGAGATTTATCAGGTAAGTTAGGGATAGAAGATGCTATTAGTGGTGCTAGAGAAACAGCAGCAGGTTTAACTGAAGGGGGGACAAAAGCCCTGGATATGAGTGGTAAGTTAGATGTAGCTGGGGGTATGGCTAAGACTATGGGTAAAAACCTCATGAAAGCTTTAGGCCCTGCCGCACTTATAGCAATGGCTATAGAACAATTAGTTGATGCCTTTAAACTTATAGATGGAGCGTCTGGTGAAGTAGCTAAAGGCATGGGAATATCAGCTAAAGAAGGAAGGGCTTTAGTATCAGCATCATCAGATGCAGCTGCAATGTCTGGTGATCTTCTTGTATCTACTAAAGATGTAGTAGCTGCCCAAATGTCATTAAATAAAGAATTTGGCACATCCGTAGCATTCTCAGGAGAATTAGCATCTGAGTTTGCATCTATTTCCGAAAGGACAGGCTTATCAGAAAAAGCTATGGGGATGTTTACTAAAAACTCAATGGCTGCGGGCACTTCAATTAAAGATCAATTACAAGAAGTAACAGCAATAACCCAGGAAATGAGTGCCCAAAGTGGTATAATGCTCAATGCTAAAGATATTCAAGAAGGAATTGCAGAGCTATCAGCCGTCCAACAATTAAATGCTGGTAGGAGTACTGAAGAAATGGCTAATCAAGTATTCCAAGCCAAACTATTAGGTGCTTCTCAATCACAACTAGAAAGTGCTAGTAGTAGTTTATTAGATTTTGAATCCTCTATAGGGGCTGAAATGGAAGCTGAGTTATTAACAGGTAAACAGTTAAACTTAGAAGCAGCAAGAGCTGCAGCATTAGCTGGAGATCAAGGGAAATTAGCAGAAGAATTAGCAAAAAACATGGGCACATCTGCTGAATTTGGAGCTATGAATGCTATCCAACAGGAGAAATTAGCTGCCGCAATGGGGATGACTAAAGAGGACATGGCTGGGATGTTACTTGAGCAAGAAAACCTCGAAAAAGTCAAAGAAGCTGGGTTTGAGTCCCAAAGTGAGGCACAGAAACAATATAATGCTGCTTTAAAAGAGGGTAAACTAACTGAAGAATTAAAAAACAAACTATCAGAAGCAGGAGTGCTTAACCAAATGGAATCCGCAACAGCAACAGATAAAATGAATGCTGCAATGGAGAAAATAACAGATTTATTTGTTCAAATAATGGATCCCTTAATGCCTATTGTGGATGCTTTAATGGCTATTTTAGACCCGATATTTGCAATTTTATCACCAATAATGAAGTTGATAGGAGATTTAGTAGGGTTAATTATGAAAGTATTAATGCCTAGTTTAAATTACATACAATCAACTCTTGGGGGACTTGCTAAAATCCTTACAGGTATATTTACCCTTGATTTTGGCATGATAGCTGATGGCTTTAAAGGAATGCTCAATGGTGTTATAACTATGTTTGATTCAGCAAAAAACATGTTACTTGATGTAATACTTTCTCCCCTTGATGGGATTATAAACCTCATGAATTTAATACCTGGGGTAGAAATCCCAGATGTGAGCACATCATTAGGAGAGGCAACGGAGCTCCCACAATTAGCTAAAGGTGGGGTAGTTACAGGTCCTACACAAGCAATAATTGGGGAAGGTTCAGAAGCCGAAGCAGTTTTACCATTAAGCAAATTAGCAAATATGCTACCCAGTGGGGTTGCAATTGGTGATTCGATACTAAACGCAGCAACAGCCCCAATGCGTGGTATAATGAACACTATTGGTAGTATATTTGATCAAGGAGATATTGGGGATGCATTAAAAAATCCAATAAGTGGACTTATGGACACTATTGGGGGTATGTTTAACGGTGACAGTATTATAGATAAAGTTTCAAATGTAGCAACCGCACCTTTAAGGGGTATTATGGACACGGTTGATGGTTTATTTAGCAATATCAAAAGCCCAATAAGTGGACTTATGGACACTGTTGGGGGTATGTTTGATGGGGGTAGTTCACCTGTAAGTGTACTAAGTGATGCTATTGGTGGTATATTTGATAATGATATAG